GCCCCGGCGAGGGTCCCCGCGTCGGAGCCGCCCTGCTTGGCCTCGTCGAGGCCGCCCACGGCCTCACTGGCCTTTGCCGCCGCCACGTCGTAGGTGTCGCCCTGGGCGAGCGCGTTGGCGAAGGCCGTCACGGCGGCGTCTCCGGCGATGCCGTAGTCGTCGCAGTTGCGCTTGAACTCCTCGAGCGTGGAGCCGGTGACCTGCTGGGCCGCGCCGATGGCTCCCTGCGCGCCCGCGCTTAGGCCGCTGGCCCAGTTGTCGGCCGCCGCCTGCCCCTCGGTCTTGCACTTGATGCCCATGTCGCCGAGGGCCTTGATGATGCTCCCTGTGGTGCCGTCCCACGAGGCGGACAGCTTGATCAGCTGCTCGTCGTTCAGGCTCTGGAAGTCCTCGACGCTGATTCCGGCGCTCTGGAGGTCGTCGCAGAACTGGCCGAGGTCCTTGTCGAGGCCGAGGAACGCGGAGGAGACGGCCGGGGACGCCGCCGCGAGGTCCCTCACGCTCGCGGTGGCCCCGTCTGCCACGGCCACGGATGCGCCGAGGCTTTCCGTGACGGTGTCGATGGAGTTGTTCACCGCGCCGAGCGCTGCTTTGGCCTCGTCGAGCGCCTTGCCCTGCTTCGAGTAGCTCATGGTCAGCTCGGCCTGCTCGCGCGTCATCTGCGGGTTGTTCTTCATGCAGCGGTTGACTTCGTCGTTGTAGTCCTTCTGGGCCACGGCGAGCGTCTGGATGTCCTGCGCCTGCTGCTCGTAGAGGGCCGTCAGGTTCGACTGCTGCGCGTCTATCCTGATCTGCTCGAGCTTCTTCTCGACGTACTCGCCGAGCGCCCCGGTGACGTCGCTGATTGCGCCGTGCTCGTCGGCGAGCTTGCCGTTCGCCTGGTCGACGACGCTTATCTGCGTGCCGCACATCGAGTTGACCGTATCGACCGCAGCGCGCAGGCGGCCCTGCGCCTCGGTGCTCAAGTCGCTCTTGTTCGCGTATTCCCTGATGGTGTCGTATGCGGCCGTGAGCTGTGCCGATTGCGCGGCGGCCGATGTGTTTGTCTCCTTGAGCGTGGTGGCGAGCTGCGCCTGGCTCTCGAGCATCTTGTCGATGTCGGCCTTGGCGCTGCCCGTGGAGCCCGTGAGGACGTCGAAGGCCCCGGCCTCCTCCTTGACCTCGTTCTTGGCCCCAGCGGCGGCGGCCTCCAGCTCGGTGGTCGATGCCTTCAGGTTGTCGGCGTGCTTCTTGGCGTCCTCCATGCTCTGGATGAAGGCCGTGATGCCAGCGATAACGAGCGCCGGTCCGACGGCGGCGAGGGCCAGCTTGGCCACGTCTGCCGCCTTCGATAGCGTCATGAGGCCTGCGGCCTGCGCCTTGGTGGCGGCCTCGGTCGTCTTGGCCGCTGCGGCCTCCTGCCTGTACCCGTTCACCAGCCCGTTCGACTGGTTCATGGCGTTGCGCTTCTCGACGACTTCCTTCTTGAGGCTCTCGACGAGTTCGGCGTTGGCCTTGCTGCCCTTCTTCTGCTCGTTCGACAGCTTGCGGACGGCCGTGTTGTACTTGGACGTGTCGCTGTTGGCGTTGCGCACGGCCTCGACGTACTTCTCGACGCCGCCAGCCGCCTTGGCCGCCGGGTTCTTCTCGAGGGCCTTGCTCAACTTCTCGTTGCTGCTATAGGTCTTCAGCGCCGAGGCGTTCGTGGTGGTCAGCGCGTCGGCGTAGACGCCCCACTCCTGCTTGGCCTTGCCCACTGCGGTCACGGCGTTGCCCACGGTCTTGACGATTCGGCCCGTGGTGGTGAGGAACGGCGAGGCGGCTGCGGCCACGGCGGCGAGCGTGATGATATTGCGCTGTGCGCCCTCGTCCATGTCGGCGAAGCCCTGCGTCACGTTCTCGACGGCCTCGAACAGCGGCTCGGCCGCGTCGACGGCGTCGGTGGCTGCGTTCACCAGCGGCGTGCCGATGTCCTCGGCCACCGCTGTGACCTTGTTCTGCAGGATCTCCAGCTTGGCGGCCATGGAGTCGTTTCGGTTGTTGACCTCGTCCTGCAGCGCGGTGTTCTCGCGCCAGCCGTCGTTGGATACATGAAGCGCCTGGCTCACGAGGTCCGTGTTGCCAGCGAGGCGCTTGAGCACGTCGGTCTGCCTGATTCCGGTCACGCCCATGGACTCCAGCGCCACGGTCATGTTCTCGGCGCTGTTGGTGCCCTTGAGGAGGGCCAGCATGGTGTCGGTGGCGCTCGTCCTCCAGCTCTGGGCGAACTGGTCGGCGCTCATTCCCGCGATGGACGCGAACGAGTCGAGCGCGTCGCCGCCCGTGGCCACGGCCTTGTCGATGGATGCGACGGTGTTGGAGAACGCCGTGCCACCGGCCTCGGCCTCGATGCCGAGGGAGGACATGGCACCGGACCATCCGAGGATGTCCGGCGTGCTCATGCCGACTTGGTTGGATGCGGCCGCGATGCGCTGCCCCATGGACGAGACGCTTGATTCGGTTGTGGCGAGGTTGTTGCCGAGGTTGACGATGGCCGAGCCGTAGCGGCTCACGTCGCTGTGGGACATCTTCACGATGTTGGCGAACTGCGCCAGCTCGGTGGCCGCCTGCTCGGCGTTCATATCGGTGGCGATGTCCAGACCGGATACCACGCGCGAGAACTCGTCAAGCTCGTCGATGGAGAAGCCGAGCTGCGCGCCAAGCGCCTGGATGTCGAGAATCTGGTCGGCGCTCACCGCGTTGGTCTTGGAGAACTCGATGGCCGATTCCTTGAGCTGGCGGTACTGCTCCTCGGTGCCGTCCACGGTCTTGCGCACGCCCGTGAGGGACGTGTCGATCTTGACGGCCGCAGCGCCCGTGGCCACGGCCACGCCCGCGATGGCTGCGGTCACGGGGACCAGCTTCTGCCCGGCGGCCTCGATTCTGGCCCCGGTGTTGTATATCGCGCCGCCCGCCTTGGCCAGACGGGAGCCTGATTCTACGAGGCTCCTGCCAGCGCCGTCGACGTTGCTCTCGGCAACGACGGCCTTCTTCGCCATAGTCTCTAGGCGGCGCTCGGCCTTCTCCAGCGCGGAGCCGTTATAGGAGCCTGTGACGGCGATGGAGATTGATGCCTTACCCATTTAGGTACCTCTGGATTACTTTCTCGATGCGCGACTCCACGCGGTCGCGCACCTCGTCCTCGTATTCGTCGACGGCGCGCATGAGCGCGCGCGGTTTCCCGGCATGGGGCACGCCCATGCGCCTGCCCGCCCTGGGGCCGTTCAGGTAGAAAGCGCCGGGGTTGGCGAACTCGATGGGGCCTGCGCCGGGGTCGCTGTTCGCGATCTTCACGCCCGCCGATATGGTCCGCATCGAGGCGTTGGCGGCGTACTGCCCGGAGCCGCCGAGGCCGCGCGCGTAGGATTGATAGGCTGCAAAAAGGGGCCGCACGTCCTCGCGCAGCCCCCTCTTTACTTCCTTCGGCAGCTCGCGGTCGATTTCGCGGAGGCCCTTCAGCGTCTCCGCGAGGCCCTCGACCCTGATGCTCAAGCTGCTCATTTCTTCCTCCCCATGCGGTCGAACAGGCGCTGCACGCGCTCGCCCCTCGTCCTCTCGCGCTTGGCCGCGAAGCCCTCGCCTCGACGGTCGAACAGGGCCAGCCACTCCTCGAAGACGAACGGGTACTCGTCCAGGAGGCGCGCCATGTCGTATGGGGAGGCCCCGGTGATTCGCGCGGCGCTTGCTACTTGGCGGGCGCAGATGCTAAAGGGGCGTCCTTCTCCTTGGCGAGGAGCTTGGTGTTGTCGTCGATTACGACGGCGTCGTAGGTGTCGGCGATGTACTCGGCGGCCTCGGCCAGCTCCATGCCCTCGATGCCGACCTCCTTGGTCTTGCCCGCCTGCTCGGCGGCGATCACGCACCACACGAAGTCGTTGTATGCGGCCTTGTGCGGGGAGTCGGGGATGGATGCCATGGCGTCGATGGACTTCCAGTTGGAGGTGCGGCCAGCATCGAACTCGATGGGGTCGTTGTCGCCGTCGGTGAGGGTGAAGTGGAACTTGAGCATTTAGTGCCTCCTAGGCTGCTGCGTAGGTCTGAACCTTGTTGACGATGGTGATGGTCACGGGGGAGCCGTCCTTGGCCGCCACGCCGATGTCGTCGGCGCTGAACTCGACCTCGGCGGCGCTGCCCTCGGGGTCGATTTCCGGCGTCTCGCAGTTCCACGGGACGTTGGAGAAGACGACGCTCATGGTGCAGTTGGGGTCTTGCGAGTGGGTGAACTCCCACGCTGCGGAGCCGTAGACGACCTTGTTGGTGACGGTCGTGCCGTTCTCGCTGCCCGTGAGGACCTTGCGAATCTCGGTGTAGTCCTCGGGGATGATGGTCTGCTTGACCGTGGTCTTGAGCTTGGACTCGGCGACCTCGGACGCGATGACGCGGCCAGCGCCTCGGTAGGACGTGAGGCTGTTGGACAGCTCGAACTCGCCCTTGGTCACCAGCACCTCGATGGGGGTCTGGTCGTTGGGGGAGAACTTGAACACGCCGTTGGTCGGGATGAAGTAGCCGTCGAAGCACGAGGGCTCCGTCTCGCCGGACCAGCCGCCGAACAGGGCGGCGTCGATGCCTGCGGCCGTGATGCCGATGTCGAGCGGCGCGTTGCCCTCGAAGGAGAGCAACAGCGTGTCGATCTTGCAGCCCGTGGCCTTGTGCACCGTGGCGGCCGACGTGTTGCCCACCTGGCCCCAGAAGGTCAGGAAGGGAATCTCGGAGCCGAGGGTGATCACGTGCTTGTAGTAGCCGGGCTTCTCGGCCGAGGTGGTGACGAGGTTGCCCATGGCGGCGAGGATGTAGAGCGCCAACGAGTCGGCGTAGGCCAGCGTCTCGAAGTCGACGGCCATGTTTACCTCGGAGACGTAGGCCCCGTTGGTGGTGTTGGCTCGCAGGCCGCAGGCCACGTTCTTCTGCTCGACGGTGCGCTCGGGCTTGATCAGGCCGCCGCCGGTGAGGCCGTGTCGGAACGTCGGCGTCGGCGCGGCCTTGGTCTTGGACTCCTGGCGGGCGACGCCGAGGAGGCCGATGGATGTGTTAATCATCTGCCGTCTCCTTCTTGGACGTGCGGGACTCCTTCACGATTCCGTCCCGCTTCAGGATGGTCAGGAGGGACGTGGGCAGGCCCTCGACCTGCTCGCCCTTCTTCGCTCGATACGTGAGGCCGTTGTAGGTGGCCTCGAAACCCTTAGCCGCGCGAAGCATTGCGCACCAGCTCCTTGAACTCTCTGGGGCAGGCCGAGAAGACCTTGCAGGTCACATCGACCTGCGCCGCCACCACGTACTTCTTGTCGGGGGTCGAGTCGTAGCCCGCGTCGCTCATGCGCGGAATCGCGCAGTCGACCGCGCCGCCGAGAGTCGCGTCGGCGGCGATGCCGTAGCAAAGCGAGTTGACCCAGCGCTGCACGCTCTCGCGCGCCACGTCGAACTTGGCGTGCGTGGCGAACAGGTAGACGTGCAGCGTGAACTGCTTGGCGTACTCGGCGCTCGTGGCCCCGCCCGTCGTGCTGTCCATATCGGCCAGCGGGTCGCACCACGCGAGGAACGGCGGGCGCTTCGACGGGATGTGGTCGTGCACCTCGGGCACCTTGCCGCCGTCGCCGTACATGGCCAGCGCGCTCTCGGACAGCACGAGCGACGCGCGCTCGAACAGGGCCGTGGCGGCCTCGGCGTAGGGCATGGCGATCACATGACCACCGCCCTGCAACGCCCGAACTGCTCGATGGCCGCGTCGACCTCGGGCAGGCCCGTCGCGCCGTCGCGCCCGGCGAGCGTGTAGCGGATGAAGCCCGCGTCGGTGGCCTCGCCCGTGGCCCTCTCGGGCGTGGCCGACGGCCGCAGGTAGTAGGCCGCGAGCCGGAGCACGGCCTCGCTCACGCGCTCGGGCACCTCGGTGAGGCCGTAGCGGTAGCGGATGGTCGCGCGCCCCTCGGGGCCGACCGCCTGGCAGTCGCTCACGAGCGACCAGCCGGGGGTGAGGACCTCGGCCACGTCGTTGTGGTCGAGCCAGACGAAGCCGCCGCCGAAGGTCTCCGTGACGCCCATCTGCTGCACGAAGCTGCGCCTCGCGTTGCGCTCGAACGTCTCGGTGGACGCCTGGCGCGCGGCCCAGAACTCCTCCTCGGTCACGTCGGAGAAGTCGTCGGTATCGTCCATGCCCTTTAGCTGCTCGAGCCTGAAGTAGTGGCGCGTGACCACCGCGAGGAACGTGGTGAACAGCAGGTCGTCACCGCGATACCAGTTGATTCGCACGGAATCGGGGGCCGCGATGCGCGGGAGCTTCAGCTTTCCGTCCTCGAGCCTGTACTCGAGGGACGTTCCGCTGCCCAAAAGGAGGGCCGCGCGGTCGGGCGCGGCCTCCGTCTCAAGTGTCAGCTCGTCCGTGTAGGCGACGCGCAGCGTGCTGTAGGGCTGGACGAGCACCGCTACTCCTCCTCGTCGTCGTAGAGGTCGGCCTCGAGGAGCGCCAGAAGCTCTTCCTTCTTGGCCGCCTTGTGGTACTCGATGCCCTCGGCGTCGAGCTTGGCCTTGATCTCCTTGACGGTGAGGTCCTCGGCCTGCGGCTCGGATGCCTTCACGGCCTCGATGGCGAGGCCGCGTCGCACGGCCTCGTCGGTGGACATGACTTCGCCCTCGAAGGCGATCAGGTGGCCGTCGCGCACGACGCGCTTGGGTGAGGTGTAGGTCTCCATGGCTCCCCCTTACGCCGCTGCGGTGTCGAGGTTCGTCTTGGAGGCGTAGCAGAAGGCGTCGGGGTAGCGGACCTGCAGCGCCTTGGTGTGCTCGGCACGGATGCACAGCTCGTTGTGGATGAACTGGTCGTTGATGCGGTCGACGTCGACCGTGGTGCCGTGGATGGAGCGGCGCTCGGCTGCGTAGGAGTCGTACACGAGCAGGCCGTCGCAGTTCGGGTCTTCCACGACCTTCATGCCCCAGAGCACGTCGCCGGTGATGGACTGGTACAGGCCCGTCTCGGTCTTGTACAGGTCGATTTCCTGCTTGATGATCGGTGAGACGAGCACGTGGGTCGGGACGCGCTTGGCGGTCAGCATGACCTTGGTGCGCATCTTGCGGATGGCCTCGTAGTACAGGCCGCCGACGTGCTCCTCGAACTCGAGGATGCCGGTGGTGTTCTTGATGCCGACGATGCCGGTGGAGTTGTTGCCGCTGAACATGTGGTCGTCGGTGACGCTGTTCAGGTCGAGCAGGAGGTCGTGCTGGATGATGCTCAAGAGCTCGTCGTAGTCCTTGAGCGTGTCCTCCGAGACGGGGACGTATCCGGCGAGGGTCTCCTTGTTGGCCACGGCGTCCTTGTAGGAGTACAGGACCTTGGCCTTGGCTGCGGAGGTGCCGTCGACCACGCCGCCCCAGGTGGCGGGCATGCCCGTCTGCGTGGAGCGCTGCTTGTAGGTGACGGAGCCGGTGGCGGGGGTCTCGCGCAGCGTGTCGGCGAAGCTGCCGAACAGGCTGTCGGGCTTCGGGTCGAGGGTCAGCTCGATCTCGGTGGGCGCGCCGACGGTGACGACGGTGGCCTCGTTCTTGAAGCCACGGTAGAGGCCTCGGAACTCGTCGCGCGGGCCGAGGATGCGCTCGGCGAAGGACGCCTTGGGCGTGGGGACCTTGGGGGCGGGCGCGTTGCGGGCGGCGTCCTCCTCCTCGATGACGTGCTCGAGGGTCAGGTCGAGCTGCTGAATCTGGCCCTCGATGATGAGGGCCTTGTTCTGGTCGCCGGAATCGGCGGCCTTGTGCTGCTCCTCGGCGAGGCGGCTGCGCTCCTGCCAGAGCTGCTTGGAATTGAGCGGCATGCTTACTCCTTACGGTAGACGTGGTTGCCGAGGAGGACGAAGCCCTCCTCGCTCCGGGCGACTGTATCCACGGCGTGAGATTTTTCGATTGCGTCAGCTGGCGCGTGCTTGAAGCGGCCCATGAGCGTGCGGTCGAGCGCGTCGGCCACGCGCTTCTCGGTGGCCACCTTCTCGTCGACGAGGCCGAGTTCGAGCGCCTCGTCGGCCGTGTACCACGTCTCCGCATCCATGGCCTTCTTGACGTCGGCCAGCTCCATGCCGGAGCGCGCGGAGATGATTCCGGCGATGGTGGAGTCGAGCGCGGCGAGCTGCGATACGACGTCGGCCAGCTCCTGCGCGTTGCCCTGCGCGTAGGTCCACGCGTCGTGGATCATCAGCTGGGCGAAGCTGCTCATGACGACCTTGTCGGCCATCATTGCGATATAGGAGGCCGCAGAGGCGGCGATGCCGTCGATGTGCGCCGTGGTCTCGCCCTTGTAGCGCTGGATGGCCGAGGCGATGGCGAAGCCCTCGTAGACATCGCCGCCCAGGGAGTCGATGCGGATGTCGACGGGCTTGCCTTTCAGGCCGTCAAGCTCCTTGGCGAAGTTCTTGGCCGTGTTGGACTCCTCGGAGGACCAGAAGTCGCTGCCGATGGTGCCGTAGAGGTACACGGTGGCCTTCTCGGCCTCATTCTTGATTCGGAACATTCGTTGCCCCTTCCTGGGTGCCGTCGGCTGTGCCGTTCGGCTTGTCTGCGTTGAATACGTTCACGGTGCCGTCGTCGTTGACGGTTCCGTAGTTGAGCGGGAACAGCGGCTGGTCGATGCCCTCGACGGGTTCCATGTCCTCGAGGTCGCGCACGTCCGCGCGGGTGATCGCGCCGAAGTAGCCGAGCTCGCGGTAGTACTTGGTGCGGGCCGCGTCGTCTCCGCGCATGAGGCCGTTCAGCTTGAACTTGGCCTTGGTGTTGCGCTGGTAGCAGGCGTCGAGGACCGGCTGCAGCGCCATCTCGAGGTCGCGCACGTCCGGCGTGATGGTGTCGGTCACGTAGTCGATTCGCATCTGCTGGCCGCCGTTGTACGTGGCCCCCTCGCTGTCGTAGACCTTCCACGGGGGCACGTTGCAGGCGCGGCAGACCTGATGGAGCACCCATTTCTGCTGCTCGATAACGGAGGCGTCCTTCATCGTCTGCTGGTCCGTCACCCACTTTGCGCCGTAGCCGAAGATGGGCGCGCGGCCCGCCTCGGTAACGCCGCTCTTTGCGTCAACGGCGGCGCGGAGGGCCTTCAGGTCCTTCTCGTCCATGCGGCCCTCGGGCACCTCGACGTGGCCGAGCTGGTGGTTGCCGTTGTGGAGCATGGAGCGGTAGAAGCGCTCGAGGTCGATGGACAGGCCGATCTCCTCGGCCGCGAGGCGCGCGAGGGAGATGCCCCTCACGCCGTCCTTGGTCATGTGCGTGGAGATGTTCACGACCTCGTCTGGGAAGTACCACCCGGCGGGCACGTGGTCGTCACCGGGGGAGACGTAGTAGCGCGTGCGCCTTCCCCTGGGCGCGTGCTTGTCGTAGTCGTGCATCACGCTGGCCGTGATGGGCCAGATCGCCACCGGCTTGCCCTTGAACCACTCGACGTACCAGTAGGCGTTGCCGAAGGTGTCTCGGCGCAGCACGGTCCAGTCCATGAGCTTCGCTGCGGTCATCTCCTCGTTGGCCATGCCGTTTAGAATCTTGGCCAGCGGGTGGTTGTCGAGCCGCTTGTGGCCGTCGCGCCCGGCCTGCATCACCGAGAAGGGCAGGCTGGCCATGCTGCGCGCCTTGGTCTGCTCGCAGGCGGCGAAGTCGATGGACATGAGCGCGCCGTAGCCGTGCGGCGTGGCGAAGCCCGGCGGCAGCGTGACGTGCACGACGTCCTGCACCGGCTCCCTCTTGTAGAACATGTCGTAGAAACGTCCCATACGTCCCCTTTCTGTCGGGGGCATCGTATGGGGCGCGTGAGATTAGCTGACGGGCACGTAGGACTCCGTGCCGCTCACCAGCTTGTCGTATGCGAGGGCCGCTATCGCCAGCGCGATGGCCGCGTCGATTTTTGACTTCTTGGAGTCCTTGCCGAAGCGCATGCCGTACGGCTCGCGCTCCATCTCGACGGTGTTGGCCAGATGCGCGCGGAGCTTTGGGCACCCGCGCAGGCGCAGCTCCCCGGCCTTGACCTCGTTCACGACGATTGATGTGGCCTGGCACATCGTCGCGTTGTTCTGCGGGAACGAGACCGTCTCGATTCCGTACACGTCGCGCAGGCGCGAGTTCATGACGATCAGGCGGTTGGGGTCGATTCCGACGACCTGCGGCCAGTGCTCGGAGCACAGCCCGGCGATTAGCTGGGTTATCTGCTCGAAGTCGTAGTGGCCCGTCTCCTCGTCGGGGGTATCGAACACCCACTCCTTGGTGAGGCAGACGGTCTTCCCCTTCTTGGTCTTGCGCTTCTGGTACGCCACTATTGCGAAACTGTCGCCCGCCGTCGCGCCGTCGATTCCGAGCGTCCACGGCTTTGTGAAGTCGAACCTGTTGGTGCCGCGCTCGCAGCGGTCGAGCTGCGGTGCCTTGAAGACCGAGTAGGCGTCGTTGTCCTTGGGGAATCGGTTGGCCGTGTAGCGCTCGAACTGGCGGGCGGATGCTGCCATGCCCCTCTGGTCCTCGATGCTCTCCCAGGTGACCCAAGAGGCCACCATGATCTTCTCCCAGTCGGAGCGCTTCTCGATGTCGTCGTCATCGTCGAGGCCCAGCCAGTACAGGTACATGCCGGGGTCTCGGCGCGCCTTGTCGCTGTACATCTCCCAGAGGAAGCCCTCGCGCTTGTCCCCGGCCGTGGTGATTCCCACGGTGAGCGAGTTCCACAGGACCTTCTGGCCCTTGACCCCGGCGTCCCAGACCTTCGAGTCCGGGTAGGTGTGCAGCTCGTCGAATATCAGGAAGTTGAAGTGCCACGATTCCAGCGCGTTCGCCGTGTTCGGCAGAATCATGATTTTCGCGTTGGTCTCCTTGTGCGTGATGATGTTCTTCCCGATGTCCCACTGCTCGCGCCACGTCGGGTTGAGCTTGATCATCGTGCAGATCTTCTCGTAGACGTTGCGAATCTGGTCCTTCGACGACGCCACCATTCCGTACTGGCCGTTGTGGACCGGCTCCATCGTGGCCACGGTGAGGAGGATTCCGGCGCACGTCTCGGACTTGCCGTAGCCCGAGGGCAGGCCGATGATGGCGCGGCGGTACTTGCGCTTGAAGCCCCTGGCGGTCATTTTCCCCGAGGCGAAGAGCGGTTTCCAGATATTCTCGCGCTGGAACTCCTCAAGATAGAAGGGCTGCGCGTAGTAGGAGTCGTTGGCGACGTGGCGGCACATCGAGGTGAAGCAGCGCTCGTAGTCGCGCGCCATGACGAGGCCCTCGCGCGTGTAGCTAGTCGGCGTCCGATACATCGACTACCTCCGCTGGCAGCTCGTAGGCCGCGTCGATTGAGCGGAACATGGACGCCGTGTCCGCTGCGGTCTTGACGGTCGTGGCGTCCATGAGGCCGATGCGCGAGCGCGCGAGCGGCGACAGGCCGAGCATGTCGGAAAGGGCGCGAATCTCGCTCGACGCCTCCTTGAGGATTGTCAGTGCCGGGTTCTTGCGCACGAGCGGGACCTCCCTCCCATCCGGGGTCTTGTACGGCTTCACGCCGATCTTGTCGAAGATGTTTATGCGGCCGTCCTCGCTGTGGATGGCCTGCTGCGCCTGCTCGGCCACGGCGTGCCAGTAGGTGAGGAGGCGCAGGGTCGGTATGTCCTGCTCGCTGAAGTTGTTCACCGGCGGGCACAGCCACGCCCATATCTCGCTCTGGACGGGGTCGAGGGCGATGTCCTCGGGCATGAGGACTCCGGCGGCGTCGGTCTTCGCCGCAAGGCCGTATGCGTCGGTTATCCCGCGCCGGATGGCGTCGTGCTTCGGTTTGGCACCCTTCACAGGCCCTCACCCCGCAGCGCGTCCTCCATCTTCTTCGCGGCCTTCTTCAGGGACAGGCACAGCGGGGCTGCGGTCATGAGGGAGGCGCGGGACATATCCGAGGCGGCGACGTGCGCTCGCTGGATGACCTCGAGCACCTCGTCGTCGCTCATGGCGGCGTTGGGAGCCGGTGCCTGAAGCTCGCCCGCGTAGGCATAGCCGCGCTGCGCGGCGAGGCGGCACCTGTTGGAGCAGTATTTGGCCGTGTTCCTTTGCGCGGCGAACTCACGTCCGCATATCTCGCACTTCTTGATCACTGTCGTCTCCTGTTCATACGCGGCATCGTGGCACGGCTGGCAATCGGCCATTTTGACCGCAGGGGTAACGGAGCCAGCCGCCTCACGGTGCCGCGCGTGAACCCCTATTCCTCCAAAGTCGCGCGTTGGCCCGTCATTTCCTCCCAGCGGGAGATAATCACGTCGCAATAGTGCGGGTCTAGCTCCATCGTCACGCACTTACGGCCGAGCTTCTCGCACGCAATGAGTGTCGAGCCGCTGCCTCCGAACATATCGAGCACGAGGTCGCCCTCTTTCGAGCTGTTCTCGATCTGGTAGGCGATGAGTGGAATGGGCTTCATGGTCGGGTGTTCCGAGTTGGAGCTTGGCTTGTCGAACTCCAGAACGGTCGATTGCTTGCGGTCGGAATACCACTGATGGCTCGCCCCGTCCTTCCATCCGTAAAGGCATGGCTCGTGACGCCACTGGTAATCCTGGCGGCCAAGCGTAAACACGTTCTTGACCCAGACAAGGCACTCACGGATGGTCATCCCTGCTCGCTCGCACGCCTTCAGGAAGTTCATGCGCTGGGTATCGGCGTGCCAGATGTAGAACGCACCTCCCGGCTTCAGGGCATCCATGCCAAGCTCGAACGCAGATCGGAGGAACTCAATGAAGTCCTCGTCGTTGTCCCAGCTGTCGTTGGCGATAACGAGTCCGTCCGTGCGCCTGTGCAGCTGCTTGGCCTCGCTCGGACGGTCGTGCTGACCGAGCGCGACGTTATACGGCGGGTCAGTCACTATGAGGTCTGCGACCCCCCCCCGCAGCAAATCTGCCATGTCGTCCGGGTCGGTCGAGCTACCGCATTTAACGCGATGCGCGCCGAGCACCCAAACATCGCCGCGCTTGCAGCGGCACACAACTTCCTCCGGCATCCCCTCGTCTTCAATGTCGTCATGCTCAAAGTCCGGCATGAACTCGGAGAAGCCAAGTGCCTCCCAGTCCATGTCTAGGTTGTCCATATCCTCGATGAGCGCTTGCTCGTCGAAACCGCTCGATAGCGTCGTCTGGTTGTGCACATGGGTATATGCGCGCCTCTGCTCGTCAGTCAGGTGGTCCAGGCAGATAACCGGCGCAGTGTCGATTCCCAGCTGCTTCAGCGCCATCACGCGGCCGTGGCCCTCGACGATTTCGGCCTCGCCGTCCTCGTTGTGCCAGACGGCGATGGGGTCGCAGTTGCCGAACTCGCTGATGCTCTCGGCGATCTGGTCAATCTGCTCCTTTGGATGCTTCTTAGCGTTGTTCGCATAGGGCACGAGGTCGGCGACCGCCATCTCGCGCACTTCCAGTTCCGGCATGGGTCTCATGGCCGCTCCTCTCGTCGTTTCGGCTGGAACCGTATACGTCGCGTGAGATTTAGCGGCTCATTTTTCGAGTTTTTAGCGGCTCCCTTCGCCAGACCCCCCCAACTTCCAATTTCGTAGCGAAACGCGGGGGTTAGGGGCGCGCGGGGTAGGGGGAAAGAAACCCGATTTTCCGAGGGGGTAGGGGGTCGTGCATAAAAAAGGGGTGCAGCCCCGTCCGAGGCCACACCCTTGTGCATAAAAGCTATCTGTTCGCCGCCCTGCGTGCATCATCGCGCTTCTTGTGGCAGCTCTTGCACCGCAGCGTGAGGTTCTCCACCTCGCTGCCGCCGCCCTCGCACAGCGCGCGGCCGTGGTCCACCTCGCCGCCCATGCCCGCCGTGTACCAGCGGCCGTCGCGGTACTCCGCGCACACCCTGCCGCAGTCGGCGCACCTGCCGAGCTGCCTGCCGATGGCCATCTGCCTCGCCTTGCGGTATGCGCTCGACGAGTACTCGGTGCGCCATGGCTCGCGCTCGGCCCTCGTGGCGTCGCCCTCCGTCGGCCTGCGCTTGGGCCTCGGCCTGCACGGGCAGCGCTGGCCCTCGGGGTGCGTGCGGCCGCAGTGCGGGCAGTACACGCTCACAGCTCGCGCCTCCCGCTCTCGGCCTTGGCCTTGGCGGCCACGCCCAGGCTGATGCTGCGGCTCGCCTGGAATATCTCCAGCGGCGTGAGGCCCAGCAACTCGAACGCCTCCAGCGCCGCCGTGATTCCCTGCTCCACCCTGTGCTGGTCGTACTGTTTCCCGTTGTCCATCTATCCCACTCCAATCGCCGCCGACAGCACCAGCAGCATCTTGAACATCACGGCCACCGCCGCCGCGTCTATCGCTAGGCAGGCCGCGATGATGAGCAGGCATCCGCCCGCCCTCTTCCAGTCGATCATGTGTCCCTCCTATAGTGCCATGAATGCGAGCAGGAGGAGCCCTGCGGCGAGGGCGCGGACCGTCCACGCCCATGCCGCCAGCAGGGCCGCCGCCAAAAGGACCAGCGCTAGTAACTCTCGAAGGTTTCGCACGCCGCCTCCTGCATGTCCCTCATGTGGTCCGCTATCCACGGGAGCGCCCAATAGGCGACGTCGCCCGGCTCCGCGTCCGCCCCGTCGAACTTCTCCCGGAAGGCGTCGTCGAACTCCACCTCGCAGATGCCGTAGTCGCAGCAGCACTCGTACATCTTGATGCACTCGGCGCAAGTGGGCTTGCCCTCGCCGAAGTGCCTGTCGATTGCCGCGCCGGTGCATCCGTCCGGGAGGTTGTAGCCCGGATCACAGCTTGCCCCCAAGGCGGATCACCTCCTCGCGGTACATCTCGTACCGTTCGATGAACCTGCGCTGGTTCTCCGCGATGACGTCGAGAACCTCAACGAGCGCCATCTTGCCCAAGGGGCGCTCGCCGTCCGTGAGCTCGCTGTCAGGCACGTCGATGATGTGGCGCTCGATTATCTCGAATCTCATCTCTCCACCTTCTTCCTCACGACGTCGCGCGGGTCTTCGCCCATCGCCTCCGCCAGATTGAGCAGCAGGTTCATCTTCACTTCCCTGCCGTTGCTGATGGCATGGCTCAGGCTGCTGAGGTTCACCCCGGCGGCGCGCGCCAGCTGCTTCAGCGGGACGTGGTTGTCGATACGCCAATGGGCGATCTTGTCGACGTCCAGAACGTACTCGGTCGCCATCACCTGCACCTCCCCTCGCGCTTGAGCGTCTCCACGTTGCGGCGGAACCTCTTGAGCGCGCGAATCCGGGCGCGCCTCCATTTCGGGTCGAGCTTCTTGCAGAGCGCCCTCGCCTCGCGCCTCACGCCGCGCAGCACGGGCACGAGGGCCTCGTTGAAGCTCGCCACCGCGTTGGCCATGATGGCGGCCGCGGCCCTCGCGGCGGGGCCATCCGGTCTCCACAGGTCGACGGACGGCGACGGCGCCGGCCTCATCTCGTCAGCCATGCCGCACCTTCCTCCCGCACTGCGGGCAATAGTTCCAGACGCCGCTCACGCGGTAGTGCTCCTCGTCCTCGACCTTGCAGCCGCAGACCGAGCACAGGAAGCCGTTGTCGCACGAGTCCTGGACGCTCCCGTCGTAGACGTTCTCGCACTCGCCGCGGTCGACGAGGTCGGCGAGATAGTCGAATACGTTGCCCTCCGTATAGCCGACGCACTCGAGCACGCGCTCGAAGATGTCGAATATGAACGGCTCGAGGACGGTCCTCGGCAGGCTGTTGAAGAAGCCCCTCGACCCGCGCAGGCTCGCCGCCGCCTCGCGGCGCTGCTCGTCGCTAATCATCAGTCAAATCCTCCCCACACCACGGGCAATACCGTGGGACAGTCTCGAACTCGGTCCAGCTCGTGATGTACGTGTCGTCATGCTCGTAATGCACGACGCCGAAGACGAGGTCGCACCTAGGGCAGTGGACGGCGTCGACTGGGTCGACGTCCCCTATCGCGACCATCTCGTTGGTGTAGACCAGCTTGCGCGGCTTCCACTTCTGGTGCGACGGGGTCGCACCGCACGTCGGGCAATCGACCGGCCTTGCGAACTTAATACGCTTCATCTTCCACCACCACCGCCCCGCAGACCGGGCATGAGTACCAGTCGACTGGGAACGCCTCGGAGGTCACGACGAGCACACCGTCCGGCCTGTCGCCGGGCACCAGCACGCGGCACCCGCACTCTGAGCACTTGAATGATTCCTTGGTGTAGTCGGCGACGTTGTGACATGTCGGACGGTCGATTAGGTCTGCAAGGGCCGCGTACGTCTCGTTCTCAACCTCGTGAATGAACTTGCCGTCCACCTCGACGCCGATTGAGTTTGCAATCACGTCGAGTGAATCAACGTGGCGGTATGCCCCGGTCGATGCTTCGCGCAACTCAGCCACCGCTCGCTTGCGCTCCTCGTCGTTAATCATCGTCTCCCCCTTCCGGGTCAATGAGATCAGCGAGCTTATCGAGGACAACATCGAAGTCATGGTAGTCCTCGAAGCCGACCACCACCTCGGCAAGCTCGTCGAAGAACTGCTCCTTGTACTGGATGGAGTGGCCGATGGTCAGGTGTCGCAGGTTCTCAGCCATCTCGCGTCGCTCTTCGCTAGTGAATGTCATCGAAACCAGCTCCAAACATACAGTCGTAGTCGCACTCCCAGGTCTCTCCGTCGCGGCTCATGGTCGCCCCGTACCTCGGAGTACCGCCGGTATCGTCGCCCCAGAAGTGGAAGTGCCATCCAAGGAAGTCGAACTCCTCGTCGTACTCGTCTGCGGCGTACCTCGTGTCGCCGTACTCCTCGTAACCGTCCCACCCGAACCTGCGGGAAAGGGCATCGAACGTGTATATGGTCGGCTTGTCCTCGCCGTCCTCCCACTCGTAGACCTCCGGCCAACCCTGCTTGTAGCACCCGACGCGGACATTGCCGTCGCCCATGACTCCATGGTGGGAGAACTCGAACCACTCGAATCCGTCATGGTGCTTCATGATGTTCGCGTACACGCGGAGTCCAGTAGGCAGGGAACCCTCGTCGGTGTCGTATACGCCTACGTCCTCCTTGTCGGTTCTGCGCTCGCCGTTGAGGTACACGAACGCGCCGTAGTCGCTGTATGCCATGGCTATACCTCCTTCGCCGCCGCCTCGCGGCGCTTTTCATCGGTAATCATTCGTCCACCTTGGATATGGCCAGCGCCACGTATTTCTGGGCAAGGCCCTCGAAGTCGTCGAGGATGTAGTCGATTCGGTAGACTTCACCGTTGAGCGGATGCCTGGCTGCTTCCCCGACGGCGTAGCCTTCGTTCGTGACAACGTC